GGATCGCGTCGATCGTTTCCTGCTGATAGGGCCGCAGGTTCATGCCGGCGCCCCATCGAGAAGCGCGCCGATCTCGGCGACGGCGGAGTCGACCTTGCGGAGCAGATCATGGGTTTCGCGCGGGGTTTCGCCGCCGAACTTCATGGTGGCGATCTCGACCTGGAGGCGCTTCGCGTCGGCAATCGCGCCGATGGCGATGAAGTCCTTGGCGTCGACAAGTTTCTGTTGGATCGAGGCCTGATGAATTTCGAATGCTGTGAGCGGCTTCATGGTCATAGGCCTCGGGATTGGCGTTGATGCGGAGCGCAATAGGACCGATCTTCCAGCGATGTTTCGCCGCAGAAGCGGAAGGTTTCGAGATCTCGCGGATCGCCATATGGCCATCGGCAGTGGCAGCGCTGGGCATCGAAAAACGAGACAGCGGCGGGCCCGGTTTCAATGGGCGTCCGGTCGATGGCAGGGGCGTCCGCAATGACCGTCTTCGGCTTCATCCTGAAGCTGACGCTTCCATTGGCGCGCACGACGGGGACTGCGCGCATGACTATCTTGGTTGCGGGCGCGGGCGTTGGCTTCGGCTTTGGCGGAGCCTGCTTTCGACCCGGAACCTTCAGTCGCGCGCCTCGCCCAATTGCGGCGTTGCGCGTGATCGCGACGTTAAATTCAGTCCGAATGACGGAGGCGGCTTCAGAGTAGGACTTTCCGGCGGCGCGCTCGCGGCGCAACGCCTCGTCCATCTCGGGCGTCCAGGTGACGCCAGTCAGATTGCGGTGCACGTGCATGGTCATGACGCGGCCTGCGCAAACAGGTCGCTGACCGGGCCGAGGCGTTCGGCCTCGCTGAGATATTTGACGGCCTGCTTGTAGTAGGACGGCTTCAGTTCAGTTCCGATGAACCGGCGGTTATGGCGCAGCGCGACATAACCTTCGGAGCCGACACCCATGAACGGCGAATAGACCGTTTCGCCAGGGTTCGTATAGAGCTTGACCGCCCGCTCGATGACGTCCAGTTGCAGCGGGCATAGGTGGCGTTCGTCAGCGGAATCGCGCGCCATCTTCACATTCAGCGTGTTTGTCTGATTGATCGTCATCCACACCGGAGACGCGAATTCCTGCCATGTCGTGACTGGGAATTCGGCTTCGGAATGCTTGACCGGCTCTGGCGTCTTTGATGTTGTCGCGTCAACCGGCTTGCGGAAAACGAGACAATAGTCCGGCATACCGTGGCGGCATCGGCTCGCGTCGGTGCGGAACGTCTTGTAGAGCAGCCCGTGCGCTTTCGTGCGCTGCATCTCGACAACTGGATCTTTCCAGATCGTCACGCGCGAGTGGTAAATCCATCCGCATTTTTCATGAACCTCGCGGACCAGCGCAGGGAAGTCGTAGAGGCCGATGACGCCATCCTTTGATTGCGTTGTCGGGATGTCCGAGCAATGAACAAATGACACGCGGCCTTCCTTCGTCGCCTTGAACAAGGCGGCAACCAGAGGCGTATAGGCTTCGCGGAATTCGTCATGGCTCGCGACGTTCCCCATGTCGCGTTCGGAGGGGCTGTAAATATAAAGGCTGCTGAACGGCGGCGAGTAGACGCTGAAATCGATGCTGTTTTCCGGCATCCAGTTCGAAAACTCGACCGTATCGACGTTATAGGCGGCGAAGCTCTTGCCTTCGTGGCGAGCAAATACAGGGACGGTGGTCATGCGCGTTCTCCGGTCAACCATGAAGGCAGGCGCACAACATCGCCTGGCCGATAGCTTTCAAAAGTCGAATGTTCTTGAACAGCCCGAACCATTGCGGCTGTCATTTCAATCTTCATCCGTTCGTGATCGCTGGACTTGCGCTGAACGGCGGCGACGATTTCCGCCTCGGTGTCGGCAATGACGACGTAGGCATCGACCGCGTTCTTTTGACCGAAGCGCCAGAAGCGGCGCACGGCCTGATAGAAGGCTTCGTAGGAAAAGCTCAGGCCGCAGAAGATCGTCGTCGAGCAATGTTGCCAGTTCAGGCCGTAGCCTGCGATCGACGGCTTCGTCAGGATGATCCTGGTCACGCCAGAGGAGAAACTGTCGAGCAGTTCTTCCTTTTGATCCGGCTTCATGCGGCCATGGACTTCCACCGCTTCCGGCACAGCCTCGCGCACGGCTTCAGCTTCGTAGTCTGTATCGACCCATATGCAGATCGGCGTAGAGCGGCCTGCATTGCTGATGATATCGGCTACACGTTCCGCGCGCGCCAGCGCAGTGAGGCGCTTTTCCTTGTGAATAGCGGTGGCGCTGCGCTCTGGGATGCGGAACATGCGCCACTGCCCATCTTTTTCTTCGCCCCTATCGATGTTGCGATCAGCAGCAACAATTTCGCGATGAACATTCAAAGCCGGAAGGTCAAAACCGTCGTCGCTGAATCCTAGATCGGATGGCTTGGACACGCACCGCGCCCAGCTTGCAACCCAATCCCAGAAGTTCGCCGCTGCATGCCTTTTTAGGCGCCATTCTCCGGTGTCTGCCGTGTCATGCAGAAACCACCGCACAAGCATTTCGCTCTGAGGCATCACGCCCAGGAAGGCGGAATGCTGGCCAAGTTCGGTGTGGTCGTTCGGGGCTGGCGTCGCGGAGCCGGCGAGACGGAACCGCGTTTCCTTGAACGTCTCGATGAGCTTGCGTGTGGTGACGCCCGTGAAGCTCTTCAGGATCGAGCTTTCGTCCAGGATGACGCCTGCGTAGTCGCTTGGGTCGAAGCGTTCAAGCCGTTCGTAGTTCGTAATGACTATCTTCGGCGATGTCGGCGGCTGACCGAACCGCGAGATTGCGGCATCGACGCCCATGGCTTCGGCTTCGCGCAAATGCTGAGCCGACACCGCCAACGGCGCCAGCATCAGAACAGGCTTGTTCGCTTCCTCGACGATGCAGCGCCCGTATTCGAGCATGATGCGCGTGTTGTGCGTCAGAATGTAGCTGCGCGTGACGTACAGCGAATCCGTCGCGGCGACGCTAATGCAGACTTGAGGCTCGGATACACCTTCATCGACCACGCGGCGGATGATGCGCGCGGGCGGATATTTGTCCGGCTCACGATAGGCATCGGCCTTGCGCGGCAAACGGAACATCGGCAAACCAGCAGGAAGGCGGACATTGACGCGCCATGCCTGCTGCCCCCGCCGGACCTCGCCGTTATACGTGAAACGTCCGCAGGCCTCGCGCAGGCCGCGCGCTACGCCGCCTAGCGACTGCGCGAGTTCAATGACGCCATCGATTAGATTTCGGCTGCACGAGGAAAACTCTGCGCCACCGTCTGGCATCGCGTAGCCGTCTGTATCCATCAGGCCGGCGAGCAACCACGCGCGCTGCGCCATAGAGGCAGTCAGGTATTCCGGCGGAATGAATTTCTCTGCCGATCGCGCGCCGCGCAAGCCGACGGCGAAAATTGCCTGCGAGATTTCAGACGGAGCGGTCCAATAGCCGACATAGGCACAGGTTTCGTGATCCTTGATCTTGCGCCATCTGAGAGCCTCGCCGATCCAGTTATCGGTGCAGATCGTGACCGTCGTATCAAGCGAACCGTCGCCCAGCATGACGCCTAGCGCATAGGGATCGATCGGCAGTTCGATATCCGGTGAAGCAACCGGGGCGATCAGCGGAAGCTGCCAATCTCGATGGATCGACGCCGCGATCTCTGCGGTCGTTTTCACCTTGAAACCTTCGCCGCGGTAGCGATGGACTTTCGTGCGGACTGACCAAAGATGTTCGGCGCCAGCACGAACGAACGAGCCATCTTGCAATTCAATCCGATATACCGGCTTCACGCCTTGCGGATAGACGCCAAGGACTTCAGTCGGCTGGCCATCGCTGCCGATGACAAAATTACCTGCCTTGAGATCGCCCATCGTACGCCAGCCGTCTGGCGTCAGGACGGGCTCGCTCACCGGCTGCTGCTTTCCCAAGCCGGTGTCGTAGAACGTGGCAGCGCGGCCCGCGCGCAGGGCGAACTCGACGCCATGCGCCTGGTGCGGGAAGAGCGACGAATTCAGCGACGGGATGCGGGCGAGGCCATCAGCAAGCGCCTTCGGCTTCTTCGCGGCGCAGGCAGCGCGATAGGCGGAAAGGTCGCTCACTGGTCGCGCCTCCGGATGAAGAGTATGGCCAAGGTCAGGCCGAGCGCAGTGCCGAAGAACGGGACCGCCAGTAAAAGCACGGCCGGGCTGGCAAGGATTTCAGCCCTTGTCGCTGCGTAGGCGTCCGGAGCATCGACTATGGACCAGACGGCAGCGGCAATGGCGAACATGACCGCCGTGGCGACGATGCGGAGAATTGGAGCGAGCATCAGCGGGCCTCCGGCTTGGGATCGCGGCCATCGACGAACTCAGCGCCGGCGGCGAGGCGATCGAACAGATCATCGACAACCGCTATCTGCTGATCCTCACCAGCAAGGCGGAATAC